GGAGTTTATGCACACCATAAGCACTCGCTATGCTCTTGGTTCTTACGATAAAACTATTTTTTTTACACTACTACTAATTTTCATAATAAGTATAACATATTTACTTAAATAAACTTTAAGTGATTTAGTTATATACTTTCACATGAGTAAAAACAAAAAAATCTACAATAAAAATAACTTATCAGCACTCGCAAGACATCTTCAAGTGTCAACTGCTACTATACATAACTGGAGAGCTGGGCGACACAAAAGCGAAAAATCACATCAAGGCACGATTAACAAATTCAATCTTATAATGAAAGGTTGGGCTATTTTGTGTGATGAGAAGATAAATGAAGCCTAAACCTGGAATTATACCATCCTCACCATCTGGTATAAAGTCGATGAAAAAAGAGAAGTGGATAGAACTTTACGAATGGCAGCTAAAAGATTACGGTAAACAATCACATAAAATAATCACATCAATTCCGCTTCAAGAGTATTATGAACTCGGTCTTATCTGCATAAATAACAATATATCTATAGCTATGTTCCTTAAAACGGCGATGAGAGAAAATCTAAAAGACATATCTAAAATCACAAAGAAAATTAAAAAAGATGCTAAGCCTAAAGAGGATGTTAGGCAGGGGAGGTTGTTTTAAATGGCAATAAGTAAAGAGAAATGGGAACTAGCGAAAGCACTATTTGAGTTAGGAAAATCACTTAATGAATGTGAAGCAGGAACGGGAATTAATCGCACTTCTGTAGGTAAAAAAGCGAAGAAAGAAGGGTGGATAAAGGCTAAAAATCTACAACTAAAGTCCGAAATCGTGGACTTTGAGTCTGAAAATTCTACACTTGTAGAAAAAAAATCTACACTTGTAGAAAAAACATCACTTTTGAGCGATTTTGAGATAACAATAATTCAAGATGTAGTTGAAAATGAAGTACATCATAAAGCTATTTTGTTTAACAACATGAACTTAGCAATGATTAGAAGCAATCAGCAATTAACAAAGAATACTAAACAAGTAGCTATTAAAACTAAAGAGTCTTTTGGGGGTGGTGCTGGTAGTGAAACTATTGAGATAGTTAATGTCGAATTAGATGGTGCTGATTTAAGAAATCATATAGAGTTAAACCATAAAGCAGGTGTTGCTATGGGTGTTATTAGCGATAAGCCTATGGTTGAGGTTAATAATCAAAACAATCAGCAAAACAAGATAGAGATAGTTTTAGAAGATTAATAAAAAAAGGATAAGTATGAGCGACAATACAGTTTGGATAGCATTTTGGTTTGTAATATTAGTGTATCTATCAATATGTACTTACTTTGAAGAGAAGACAAAACAAATGAAGATAGAAGCTGATTTAAAGATAAAAATACATACGGCTGAAAGCCGTGATAAACTAAGTAAAAGTATGGAGACTATTGTCAAAATGACAAAAGACTCACTATCTGAATGAAATTCAAACTAAACCGCCCGCAACTAGATTACATAAACTCTAAATCTACTAACACAGGCTTCGTCGCTGGTCTTGGTAGCGGTAAAAGCTATGTAGCTACACTCAAAACCATTATAAAGAAACTACAAAACCCTACTTTAACAGTTGCTTACTATTTGCCTACATTTCCACTTGTTAGAGATATCGCTTTCGCTAAGTTCCCTGAGATGTTGGCTGAAATGGGGATAGAGTACAAGCTAAATAAGTCCGATAAGGAAATAGTAGTAAAAGACCACGGGAAAATAGTATTTCGTTCTATGGATAACCCTGAGACTATTGTAGGATATGAAGTATTCTACACGGTAATAGATGAGTGCGACATATTAAAGCAAGAAAAAATGACTATCGCATATAATAAGATAATGGCTCGTAACAGACAAAAGCATCCAAAAGGCATAAAGAATCAATTAGATGTTGTTGGAACTCCAGAGGGCTTTAAATGGTTCTATCAGAGATTTATAAAAGACTTCAACGGAACTACTGATTTACTAATCCGTGCTTCAACTTATCAAAATAAGCATTTACCTCCTGAATATGTATCTAATCTTGAAAGTCAATATCCACCGAATCTATTAAAAGCATATCTAAGTGGTGAGTTTGTCAATCTAAACAGTGAACAGATTTATAGCTACTTTGATAGAGAATTACATCATAAAAGTATTGAATTACAAGACCACGAAGTTATCCATGCAGGACAAGATTTCAATTACAATGGCTGTATAACTACTTTGTTCGTCATTAGAGGCGATATACCTATGCAATTTGGCGAGATTATCACTAAAGATACCTACGGTATAGTCGAAGCTTTAAAGAGGTATAAGAACACTTGTATCGTTTATCCTGATGCTAGTGGAAATTCACATAAAACAAATGCTAGTAAAACAGATATAGAAATAATTCGAAAAGGCGGATTAATGGTTCATGTTCATAGTAAAAACCCTCGAATACAAGACCGTGTAAACAGTGTAAATGCTTTGTTATCACATAATAGATTTTACATAGACATAGACAAGTGTCCACGAACTGCTGATGCTCTTGAACAACAAGCCTATGATGAAAGAGGTGAACCAGAGAAATATGCTGGTAGTGCCACAGTGGATGACTTTACAGATTCGTTGGGATATTTTATTTATTATAAGTATCCGTTAATCAATAGAGGTTTAACCAGTACAAGCTTTATTGTATAATTTCAAAGGAGGTTAGCAAAATGGAAAACCCGATAATGGATATATTTACTTTTATTTTTACTCTCTATTCTCTCTCTCGTATTTCTTCTTATTTTGAGTTTTAGGCTGTAGAGCCTGCTCAATTTCCTTTTTTTTATCTATTTTTTCATATATTTTAAAATTCTTTTCAATAACCTATCTTTTTACTTGACTTTTATCTAAATTTACATTAATATAATGCATATATATAATATATATTGCATATATAATAAATATATAATATAAAAAGTAAGTAAGTTTGTTGTAGTCAGAGGGGTCGCAATTCTTTTGAGTTGAAGCTGTATCTACTGATACTTCTTTGACTAGAGCAAATTACTAAGTAAGATGTGGATTGCGACCCCTCATCTTCAATTTGTTACTTCATTATCCGCAAAGAATAATTATGACACAAGGTCAAATACTAGAAAAATGGTATGTTGAAAAACACGGGGAACTAAAAGCACCAGAGAGACTAACAGAGCTGTTCGCTAAGGGTAAAACTTTACTATATGGTGCAAGTGGAGCAGGTAAAACTTATTCAGCTATTAAACATCTTAATAGAAACAAAATAACTCCTATTTTAATTGATTTCGATAATAACTATAAACCAGATGGAATAGAGTTTAATTATATTGGCGGTAAAGAGTTTATAGATGGATTCTTTCATGTTCCAGAGTCTGCTAAACGAGAACATAGAAAAGAACAGAATGCAGAAATAGACTTATTAAACGAAAAGATTACTGATGTTACTGCTAAGTATTTTGATAAATATAAAGAATCTGAAAGCAAAAGACTTGGATATAGTGTTGATTATGTCATTAATGATTTTCAAATAAGAGCAACTAGTGAGATGTTTCCAGAACTTGAAAATATAATACTTGAATTAGAGTATCAGATTTCTATCATAGAAGATGTAAAAGTAAAGCCTATTGAAAATATCTTTAAAATAGAGAACGAAGTGTTAATAATTGATACTTGTGCAAAAGCATTAACACACTTTAAAGACTTTAACGGATTTGAGCATTTTGTAAACATGTTACTTAAATTAGGGAATGATATTGTTTTAATAGCTCACACTAATTTAAAAGGTAATGACAAAGTGCCAGACATTGATGAGGTATTCGCTAATCACTGTGATTGTAAATTAGAACTGAACAGAGACATAACAAAGACAAAAGGTGAAGATGTTTACTTGATAGTTAGAAAACTACGAGGGAACAAAGGACAACACACTATTAAAAATTGGGAGAGATAAAATGAAAATATACAAAACTGAAAGAGTTGATGGAATAGAAATTGAGGTTGGTGTTGAGTGTGACACTATAAATAACGAAGTTAAAAGTGCATTGAAATTGTTAGATATTATTCTTGAATATGAAGTAGAGTCAGAGCATATGTATGCTGAAGAAGAGAGTGTATTGAATATTATTATAGGAGTGCTTAGAGTTACTGGATTTATAGACAAAATAGAACTAAAGAATCTGCTAAGAGAAAAACTTAGCTCAGATGAAATAGAGAAAATACTAAAAGAGTTCAAAGGCGAATACTTTAAATATAAAAAAGATGGGGACGATTGGCTCGTAGGGTTAATTAAAGAAAAAGTATCTGAAACCGTACACTACGAGGAAAAAGAACTCTTCTAAAGTGGGCATCTTCGCCCATTAACTACAAATTAAAAGGAAAATAAGATGATTAGTAAAGAATTATACATGGAAGTTATGGGATTATCTTTAGTCGCTAAATCAAAATATATGATAGATGGTGTTGTAGAAACTTTTACTATTAAAGACAATGAGATAATATTTTCTATATTTTATGAGTCAAATAGTCTAAATGAAACTGGTTTACATAGCTCTAAAAATATCAACATCTACGAATTAGCTCATAAGTGTAAAGAGTGGGCTATGACAAAAGAGAGAACTATTTGGAGTGGATGGGATTATGGGGTAGGTAAATTTGTATCAATGATAGGAGAACATGGAGTGAATGAACTAATAAACAATGATGCAGACACAGAACCAGAAGCAATCTTCAAAGCTTGTGATTACATTCTAAAAGAAACTACAAAATAACTACATTTTAAACCAAATTTAAGTAAATATAGTTTATACTTCTCTTAACAAATGACAAAAGGTTGAGAGAATGAAAAGTTATAAAAAAATTACAATAGGCGAACATTTAAAAATGGTTAACTCTTTAGCTGTTAAGTTGGATGCTAAACAAAGTAAAATGATTAGCTTAAAACAAAAAAAGAGAAAATGTAATGCTAGAATTGATATGAATAAGTTATGGAGACTATATGCTAGTTGTTGCAACAACTTATTAAAAAGAATACCAGATGGTACAGTATTGGTAAGTGATGAATGTATTTCAACTAATGACATATTTAATATGCACACATCAAAAATAATATTTTTATAAGGTTGAACAAAATGGAAAAAGAAGATTTAAATAGGTGGATAGTGAGAATCAGCAAAATGAGTTCTTCTGAGATAGATGACTTTGAGATTAATACACTTATGAATAGTCACTTAGAAAATAGAGACAAATGCAATCTTATAGGTGCTGTTATTAATCGTAAAAAAGTTTTAGATACTTACTCGGCTTTAATAGACTTGCCTGATTTAAGACATGGTGAATTATAATGATGTCGTTAGAAAAAAAAATAGAGTATTCATTAGCTGGAGAGTCGTTCATAGATATTCACAAACTGTCTAATGACTGTAAAGTATTTGCTAGAAAAAGAGGTTTTTTTTTACTAGAACAACACGACAAGACACTTATAGTTGATGACAGAGGATGTGCAATAAATATGATTTGTGTTGATTTTACTGAGACGAAAGATGACTTTATAGAATTATGTTTCGACCCTATGAATGTAATAAAAGCAACGAAATGGATAATTGAGAATTATAATGCTTAGATTTGAAATATGGTTGGAGAAAATTGCTGGGATTTTGTTTTGTTTTTAGCAGACGAACAAGAGCAGGAACAATACGACAATTTAAAAGCTGATTATATGCAAGATGTTGATAGATGTATCTCATACTATGGAGAGGATATAGAACAAGCCGTAAAAGCTCTTAAAATGATTGTGAATAACATAAATAGTAATGGTCACGATGTAAAGATTTGTGACTTAATAGATATTTTTTAAGGTTGGTTTAATGAAAAGAAGATTGAGAATAGTAAAGAAGTCAAATGATGATATTATAATAATATCAGGGTTAATTGTAACTGTCATAAAAAGAGTAGGAGTGTATAGCAATGAGCAATAAACTACCAAATTTACAGCAAGCAATAATAGTAGCTCACATAATGAGAAGATTTTTAACTCACTATAAGAGCCACGAAAGAACAAAGGCTATGCAAGTTCTAAGCACACGATTAGCAAAGTTTTTAAAAACAAGACAAAGAACAAACCCGAAAGACTTTATATTCGCTACAGAATTTGAGAGAGTTATGTGGACTAATATTACAGATAGGTATGATAAGAAAACGAGAGTTTTCGCTATAGACTTCGTGGTTCAAGTGCATGGATATTTTGAAGAGATTATGACTAAATTTGCGAATGTGTCTCCTAAACTAATGCTACAAGTTGCATCATGTGAGCCTTTATCTGAAACAGATAGTGAGACTTGTGTAGAAATAGAAGCTAATGATTATGACTTGCTCAGCACATTTTTAGAAGTGTTTTATCCTCATAGTGGTGTTTCGAAGCGAAAAAGTTTGTTTAGTGGACGAAAGTTGACTATTAAAAACAATCTTATTTTAGAAGGGAAAGAGGTTGATAGGAAATTCGCATGATGCCTGAAATAATAAGAGATTACAAGATGAACCTACCGTTGAATATGTTAGAAATAAAGTATAAAATACCAATTCACGAAATAATTAACATTTTATATGAGTATTCTACTAGGAATTCGAAGTGACAAATGAAGAAATATTAATGGATGCCGTTGTTTGGAACTCTATACTCCAGACGATATGGTTTATAATTAGTTTGATTGATAAGGAGAAATAGATGAGAGAGAGATTAAGTTTTAGGGCTTGGGATAAAGTAGAAAATAAAATGATGTCAAATGATGAGATTAATTTTAACGAGATGAGTCCAACTATGGAAATGGAATATTTCGATTTTATGCAATACACAGGCTTAAAAGACAAAAACGGTGTTGAGATTTATGAAGGTGATATAGTTAAAGTTGTGATTGATGATTATATTACAAATACTAAAGTCATATTTGAAAATGGGTGCTTTTTCTTCATAGGGAATGATGATAAATTTATTTATTCAATGCACTCGGATATAGAAGTAATCGGAAACATTTATGAAAACAAGGATTTATTAAAAACACCTTTACACTAACCACTTTAACTGCTAAGATACATAAAAAATCAAGGCTTTTGCATGATAGATTATATAGCACCACAAGTAGCAGAGACACTTCCTTATTGGTCACAAATAGACGATGCAATAGCTGGAAGTGTTGCGGTTAAGAAAAATTCTACTAAATACTTACCGATAGAAAACTCCGAAACACAAACAAGCTATGATGCTAGACTGGCAAAAGGTACTTACTTGGATTACTATAATCCAACTGTTGATGGTATTGCAGGCTTACTCTTTAAAAATCCTATTAATTATAATGATGATATACCAAAACAACTAGGTTCTTTCATCGAAAATGCAAATATGCAAGGCGATCACTTCGACATAATTATTAACGAACTATTCAAAAATGCACTTGATAAGGGAATCTCTTTTGCTATGATTGATATGCCACGAGTTGAAAATCTAACAAATAAGCAGCAAGAGCAACAACTAGGTATAAAGCCTTATGTAGTGCAAATATCACCTGAAAATGTTACGGCATGGAAAACAGAAACTATTGGCGGTCAGATAGTCTTAACTATGGTTAAGATTAGAGAATTCGCAGAGGTAGATGATGAAGAAAACTCTTATGCTACAAAAACAGTTGAGAGATACAGAGTGCTTAAAATTGGAGAATGGGAGCTGTTTGACAAGGATGAGAATTCTTTAGATAAAGATATTACAAAACTTGATGTTATCCCATTAGTTGCTCTAAATTTAAACAAAAAAGGATTTTTTGCTTCATTTCCTACTTTTTATGAGTTGTTTGAGTTGAATGTTCATCATTATCAAGTTTTTAGTGACATTAGACATAATAACCATATTTCCTGCATCCCCATGCTAAAGTTTATAGGATTTAGTGCAGAGGAAGTAACTAAGATACCTATTAGTGCAAATACTGCAATAGCTACACAAAACACAGAAGCAAGTGTTGAGTGGCTAGACTATAGCGGTGATGGTGCTGCTACAAGTGAAAGAACTTTAGCCCGACTAGAAACTAAGATGAGAGAAATCGGTTTATCAGTAGTTAGTCAAGATAAAACTGTTACGGCAACTGAGGTTAATATTAGTTCGGCTCAAAGTCAGTCTAAGCTTAATGGATATACTCGTAGCTTGATTGACTCAGTAGAATTAATCTTACTTTATGTCTCTAAGTTTTATGGTTTGGATGATGGCGGTTCTATTGACATAGATGCTGATATACTCACACAGCCATTGACAGCTCAAGAAGTTACTGTTTTAAATAATATGGTTACAAGTGGAACTATGAGCATAGAGCAAATGTGGGATATTATAGCAAGTGGTACTTTTTCGGTTTCTGGTGATTTTGATATTGATGTAGAGAAGCAACGAATAAGTGAAAGTGGGCTTTTAGATAATGGAGAGTCTTGAACAAAAACTAAACAAAACGATGTTATATATCGAGCGATACCAGCCCGATAGTGCATTAATTCTTGAAGAGAATCTAGCAACAGCACAAAAGAACATACTAAACTTTGTAGGAAATAATCAAGACAAACGAAAGATAAAATCATTTATTAACAGAGAGATGGATTTTGCCTTTGATGATATTCCAGATGAAGTTGTAAAAGATATTGAAAATATCACGGGTACTACTTGGAATTCTATGGGTTCGATAATGGCACAAGGATTTGTTACAGATACTTTAGCGAATAGCTTTAAAGATTTTAAAGACATATCAAAAAGCACTCATAAGAAGCTCATAAACAAAAATAATCTAATTCAAGGGCATACATTAGACGAACACTTTAAACACCTAAATAGTACTACTACACGAAAATTACAAGGTCTTATCGTAGATGGTTTTGACAAAGGTAAAGGAATTGATGAAATAAACCGTAATGTAAGAAATGCAATCGGTGGAGTGAATAGAAATCAATCAAAAACACTTATCAGGACTTCACTATTAGAAGCAACTGAAAAAGCAAAAAACGAAGCATTAGAATCGTTTGAAGATGAAATATTAGAGTGGAAGTTTTCGGCTAGTTTGGACTCCAGAACGAGTAAATATTGTTTTTTGCATAATGGCTATACAACTAAGGATAAAAGTAAAGCAAAGTATCGTCCTAAGACTCATTATAATTGTAGAAGTATGTGGCTACCAGTTACAGAGTTTAGCAAGGCTTTAGAAGATGATACACAAAACCTCGTGCAATGGAACGGTAAAAAAGTTAATCACAGAGATGGAACAAAGTCAACAAAGTTTAAAGTTGGCGAAGTTAAAAAGATACCTAAAAATGCAACACCTGAGCAGGTGTTTAATGCCTTTGACAAAGATTATCAGATTCAATTTATGGGTAAGAAGAGATATTCTCTATATACAAGTGGAAAGATGAAGTTTGATGAAGCTTTTAATATGTCAAGAGGTAAACTATTACATTTGGATAAGATTGAGAAGAGAATAGCATCTATTGTTAAGAGTAAGAATGTTAAACATATTGTAAATAAGCAAAAACTACCAACTCCTAGTATAGCTTTAGATGTAGATAAAAAGCTAAGTAAAAAACAATTAGAAAGTATTACTAAAATGGATGATTTAGAAGCAATTACACAGTTTAATAAAACAGAGCATGCTGGATTATTTAAGGCTGATGGAACTAAGATATTTGCTAAAAAAGGTGGTAAAAATAGTGTTAATTTTAACAGAAATGAAGTTTCATTGATGAATGATAATATACTTACTCATAACCACCCTAATGGATTTGGCTTTTCAGCAGAAGATTTATACACAGCAATAGCTACAAATTTAAGAGAAATCAGAGCGGTTGGTAGTGAACATATATATAGATTTGTAAGACCTGATAAAGGTTGGAATGACAAGGTTTCTGTTCCTACTTCATTTTTGAAGTTTGCTAGAGAGAAAATGAGATATATAAAAAAAACAGAGACTGAAATAAACAAAGCATTAGAAGAAATAGCAGAAGCTTATAATCTTACATATATAAGAGAGAAAATATGAACATAATTGAATTAATTGAGAGTATTTTTAAGATAATAGATGACAAAATGAAAGATGGCTTATTAATAGTTGATTATTCTTTTGAAATTTACGAGATGGAAAAATCAAAAGATGTAAATAGTCTAAAGAAGCTAAAAAAAGAGATAGCTAATCTT